TTATTGGCATTTGTCGTTTACTCATAATTTATGTATTATTCTTTATTGATAAATATTTCATATATTATAAATAGTCATCGCTATTGACTTTTTTAAAAAAAATGTCTAAATTTATCACAATAGTAAAAAATTAAAATTTGATAAATTTAGAGAATATAAAAGGCAGGGGTGCTTTAACTTTACTAAAGAAATACGAAGGAAAAAACCCTTATCTTATAAAATTAAAAAATACATTGGATAGCAAGGGTAAAGTTACCCTTACGGTAAACCAAGTAAAATATATAAATCACTTCTATAACGTAGAACCCCTATTAATTAATAGAGTGGTTGAAATTGCTGAACTCTTAGGTGAATCTTTAAAAGCGCAACATAATTTAAGCTTTACACCTAAAAGACTGTTGGTTCAATTTATACTAGCTGACCTAGAAAAAACATTTCACGTATACGGTAAGTTAACTCAAAAACAAAAAAAATCACAAATGTATTGGTTACCAAAGTCATTAGTACTAGGTGACCCATATTTTGAAGAATGTGAATTTGAAGTTGATTGGGATAAGTATGTTGATTTAGATAATAAAAATAGAACACCATATGAGCATCAAAAAAGTGGGATTGAGTTCCTATTATGTCGTAAAGGTGCGATATTAGCTGACGACATGGGGCTAGGGAAAACTTACCAATCAATAATAGCAGCTCTAGAAGTTGGCGCTAAAAAAATCTTAATAGTATGTCCATCAAGTATGAAAATAACTTGGGAGAGAGAAATTGCTTGTTTTGAAGAGCAATCAGTTATAATTAGTGGTAGTAGATGGCCATCATATATTCCAAGGTTCACCATAATTAATTTTGATATTCTTAAAAATTTCCACACAATAGGTAAAGAAACTATAGATGATGATGGTAATCCAAACCCACATTATAGAAACTTGGTTGACGCTAAGTATGATTTAATTATAGTTGATGAAGCTCATAAGGTTAAAGACCATAAATCACAAAGAGGTAAGATAATAAATGAGATTACATTAAACTATGGTATTGAGAGAGCTTGGTTATTAACAGGTACTCCAATTGCGAATAGACCAATGGATTTCTACAATTTATTAAACTTAACAAAAGCCCCGGTTGCTAAAAATTGGCAATTTTTCGCTAAAAGGTATTGCGATGCTAAAAGTTTTTACCAAACAATGAAAAATGGTATGAAAAAACAGCGATGGATAACTAAAGGTGCATCTAACTTAGATGAATTATCAGTTCGGACTAAAAACATATTACTTAGACGTTTAAAAAATGACGTTTTAGATATGCCAGATAAAACTATATCCACTCTTTACCATAACTTAAGTAAAAGAGCTGTTAAAGAGTATGAAGGTCTATGGGATGATTATGTAGATAAGAGAGCCGAGGAAGGTAAGAGAAAAATTAGCATTTTATCTAAAGATATTGTAGAATTAGGTCTTTTAAGGAAATTTATAGCCATGGAAGCGATTCCATACACGGTAGAATTAGCCAAAGATGCTATGGAACAAGGTCAAAAAGTAGTGATTTTCACCACTTTTACTGATGAATTAGAAGAAATAGCCGAAAATTTCGGTAAAGAGTGCGTAGTTCATAATGGTAGGATGTCATTGAACGCAAAACAAGATTCTGTAGATAAATTCCAAGACACTAAAAAAGTTAAGGTATTTATTGGTAATATAATGTCTGCTGGTGTAGGTATTACACTAACTGAAGGTACAGTGGTTATTTTTAACTCATTTGATTGGGTCCCAGGAAATAATGAACAAGCTGAGGATAGATGTTATAGAATTGGTCAATCGAATAATGTATCAGTTTACTATCAATTATTTAAAGATACAGTATCTATCCCTATGTGGTATACCCTTATGGGTAAGATGAATGTAATTAACCAAATATTAGGTAAAGGTGGTCAAGATGGTGAAAGATTAGGTAAAATAATAAATGAATTAGAAGAACAGGGGTTAAAATTAGAATAATGGAGTTAATTGAATTTTGTCGTAAACATTTCCATTTAATATTTGATATGGATGGTAGAGTAGAAGGTTTTCTATATCCTTATGAAATTGATATGTTAAATCATATTCATAGTAAAGATTATACATTGATATTAAAATCTAGACGAATGAATGTTAGTAGCATATATTCATTATATCTATTTTGGTTTTTAGTAAACAACTCATCACCTAGAAATAGTATCATTTTAGTTAGAGACCAAAATAATAGTAGTATATTTAATAGGTTAAGAGGGTTAAATATGACATTTGAAAGTCACTACCATTTAGAATTTAATGGGAATTCTGTATCAATTGTAGATGCAGTTACTATAGCTAGAGGTAGGTTTGAGGATGTACATATGTTACTTATAGATGACCATATGAATTTTGATGTTATCGGAAGCTTATTTGAAAAAATTCACTACCAGATGGATAGAAATCCTGATGCTAAAGTGTCTATGGCTAATTCTGCTAGTGAAGATTATTTTAAGAATTTATGGCTAAGTGGTGATTGGTATAATTATATGGCACATTACAGTAAAAATCCTTATTGGACATTCCCTAAATTAAAAGATAGTATTCGTTCACATGGTACTAGCTATGGTCAATGGAATCAAACGATGGAATGTATTTACCCAACCAAAGATAATAAGTGGGAATACGATAATGATTTACCAATATTAAACCCATATAAAAATAAAACTATATTAAAAAGAATTGATGCACTTGTATCCCAATTAGATGATTAAAATATATACTTCCGAAAATTGCCCTTATTGCGTTAAACTTAAAACAGGTTTAGACGACTTAAATATCAAGTATCATGATATTGATATTGCTGATGTAGATTATACTGAAGAAGTAATTAGTCTATTTGAAATAGCCGAGGCTGAAGTCATACCAATTATAATCATGGGTTCAACATTACTAGTTCCTGGAAGAACTTTTAACACTATTGATGAGGCTATAGCAATTATCCAAAACTTATTGGATAACTAACATATTTATATAGAAAAGAAATACATGGATTTTTATATAAACAAAAACGCAACCTTACCAATACTTAAATTGGAGCTAATAAATGATGGTCGTAATGAAAATGGTAATTTTTATGATAACCTACAATCTGCTGATATAACGTTTTGTATGACAGATGCAAATACAGGGATAAAAAAAATCGGTAATAAAAAGGCTTTATGTATTCTTAAAGAACCTAGTTCTGATTGTCTTGGTAAAGAATATTACATGGGATATAAATTCACTGAAAGAGAAACTAAAACTGCGGCAACGTATTATGGTACTTTCACAATAAGATTTAATGAAGGAGCCGCTAGTGGTTTAGGAACTCTAATAGTGCCAATTAAAGATGAATTATACATTCATATATTAGGTAATTAACCTGGTAACTATCTACGGTTATATGAGTTAAAAAAAAATATAATTACAATTTTACTTTTTTAAATGGAAAAAAATGTGTTGTTTTGCAGTATTAATACTTGCAGATGATATGAATAATGACCAGATAGTAAAATTCCTAGAGGGTAGAAACTCTAAAAAATACATTGTAAACATAGAAGTACCATATGGTACCAACAAAGCTTCACTTATAATAAATGACCCAGAAAAGGGTAAATACATAGGTACGGATGAATTTCATTCATTCCTTTGGTTTAAGCATGAAGTTACTGAACTTATGTTTAACGGTAAGAAATCTAAAATCAGAGAAGCCTGTGATAAATTCCAAGTTACCATAACAAAATTAAAAACTTCCAATCAAGGTGGTGATAAACCTAAAAGAATGGAAGATGGCTATAAATATATGGCTAAATGTAACGGTTCTTATAGTAAATTATTAAATTTCTTTAAAGCGGGTGGACTTGATGTATATAAGGACCCATATCGAAGATTATTCATCGCAATATCTCCAGTTGAGCAATATATGATTGCGTCAGGTCGAAGATTATTCAAAGGGATGGAAGATTATAGCGATTTGGAGAGACTTCAGTTTGACCTTGAGACTACAGGTTTAAATGCAAAAGGTAGTCCACTTACAGTTGGTGAGAGTATGGAAATTCAAGAACAAATTGATGACCCTAATTTTACTGAGGATTTAACGTTAAAATACGAATTTGATGAAAATCATAGGGCTATTAGGCATAAAGATGCTGAAATATTTCAAATAGGAATGAAAACCAATCGTGGTTATCAAGAAATATTGGAAGTAACTGGAAATACCCAACAAGAAAGGAATGATAGTGAAAGAATTGCAATATTTACCTTTTTTGAGAAGATTAGTGAGTTAAAACCAGATGTTATCGTTGGATATAACTCTGAATTTTTTGACTGGACATTTATTGAAACTAGATGTAACATTCTTGGATTAGATATTGAAATTATAGCTCAAACTAGAGATAAGTCAGGCTATAATAAGTTCAAAAGGGTAGATAAGATGCTAAAGCTAGGTGGTGAAAGCGAAAGATATAAGCAAACTACTATGTGGGGTATAAATATTGTAGATGCATCACACGCTGTTCGTAGAGCCAAAGCTATTAATTCAAATATCAAAAAATGGGGGTTAAAGTACATCACAAAATATGCTGATAAGAATAAACCTAATCGTGTATACGTTGAGGGTGATAAAATCTATAAAATATGGGCTGATGGTGAAACTAAATACGCATTTAATGATGAAGATGGGTCTTATTACAAAATAACTAAAGAAAAACCATTAAAAGAAGGTCTTAAAGAGGTTATCGGTAATTTTATAATTAGACGATACCTAGAAGATGATTTATGGGAAACTGAACAAGTGGATGGTGAATTTAATCAAGCAGCTTTCTTACTATCTAAGATTATTCCAACATCATACGGTCGTTCAACGACAATGGGTACGGCTGGGATATGGAAACTGATTATGGCGGCTTATTCTTACGAAAATAGACTCGCAATTCCAGATTTAATGCCTCAAAAAACCTTTACAGGTGGTTTATCACGATTATTAGAAGTTGGATACGCTAAAAATGTGGCTAAATTAGATTACGCAGCTCTATATCCAAATATTGAGTTAACTTGGGGTATATTCCCAGAATTAGATATTACTAACGTAATGGAATATATGTTACTTTACATTGCTAGTACTAGGGATAAGTATAAAGGATTGATGAATGATAGTTACGCTATGGTTGATGAGCTTAAAGAGGCTCTTGATAATCCTAATCTAACTGAGGGTGAAATTAATGTATTAAATGATGCAATTGCAGAGCATTTGTCGTTAGCTAAAACTTATGATAAAAAACAATTACCGATTAAAATACTTGGTAACTCATTTTTCGGTTCGTTAGGAGCTCCAAATATATTTCCATGGGGTGATACTGATTGTGCGGAAGAAACTACTTGTCGAGGTAGACAATACCTTAGATTAATGGTAAGATTCTTCGTAGATAGAGGGTTTAGACCATTGGTAGGTGATACGGATGGATTTAACTTTGCAATTCCAGATAATGTTGGTGAATACACGTATGTACCGTTAGGAACACATAGGTTTACCGAAGAAACTAAAGGTGAAACTATTGTGGGATTACAAGCGGTTGTAGATGAATTTAATGAATTGTATATGATTGGTAGAATGGGGTTAGATATTGATGATATATGTACTTCAACTATCAACTTCTCTAGAAAAAACTATGCAAATGCGATAAAGGGTAAAACTAAATTAGTTGGTAATACAATTAAATCGTCTAAGATGCCTATATACATTGAAGATTTCTTAGGTGAGGGTATAAAGTTTTTATTAGCTGGTGATGGTTACTCGTTCATTGAATTATATAATAAAACTGTAGATGATATCTATAATTTCAGAGTTCCATTGGTTAAAATAGCATCCAAAGCGAATGTTAAGCAAACTATGAGACAGTATGATGAGGATATGAAAACGCTAACCACCGCTGGAAACTTTAAAGCTAAAAAAGCTTATATGGAATTAGCTAAAAGAGATGGGTTTAATCCTGCTCTAGGTGAAACTATCTATTATGTGAACATTGGTACTGTTAAATCTCATGGTGATTGTAAAGTTGTTAAGAATAAAACAACGGGAGAAAGAACCGTTGAATTAAGAGCTATGATTATACCTACTGACCAGATAGAAAATAATCCTGACTTAACAACTGATGAATATAACGTTCCAAAATATTTAGCCGCATTCAACCTTAGAATACAGAAACTTTTAGTGTGTTTTAATGATGATATTAGAGATAAGATTCTTACAAATATGGTTAGGAATCCAAAGAATAAAGAGATGGAATTGATGACGGTGAATACATTTACCAGAGCTCAATGTAATTTAACAAATGGAAGTCCATTAGACCCTAGTCATCAAGATAATATGGATGAACTTATGACTATGGAGGATAAAGAGATTGAATTTTGGATTAGAGTTGGTAAGATACCTAATAATCTAGAGGAATTAAATATGGATTGGGAAGCTATCATGCTTGACTATTTTGAACGTAAAAGAATTGAGCGAATGAATGGTATGAGGTTAGAAAAAGAGCACGTTATAAGGATTAGTAAGATTTTAGAACTATCAGCTATTAATTCAATTGCCGAAACTACTGAACTACCAGACGAATTAAACCATATGGTTAGTTTAGACGTTCATGAAGATGAAAAGGGTGACCCAATGATTTATCTTAAATCTGATAAATGGGAAAATGATATTATGACAATAAACGGATTGTTTAAATACAAGTCTTGGGCTGAAGAAAGAGATGAATATTATAAAGGTATTGATGATACTAAAAAACATACATTTATAGATTGGTTATTATCTAAATGGGAAATATGTATGGCTGATGAAGAATATGATAAAGCTAATCTTATTAAAAATGAATTAGCGAGTCACGGTCATTTAATGGATATTAATATAGAGTACAACAACAAAAAAGGGGAGCGTAATCGCTCCCCTTCTCTTTTAATGAAAATAAAAACCCATTGGTCGATATTTCAAATGTTTATTTAGATTCTCAGCTTCATTGGCTGCTCTCTCTAATTGTTTCTCACTACTCAACCTAGTTAAGCGCTCATCTAAGCGCTCCAATAAATCTTTATGGTCCAAGTTACCCTCAGCTAGTAAACTCTCCCAGTCCATCGTTCTTTCGGCTTCTGGAGGACCTACAATACCACCGTACTTACCTCTAGTTCTACCCAACGTCATTTTAGCTTTAGCTATGAATAACTGTCTTATTAATGTTTTAGTAGGTGAATTGAATTTATCAAAATCTAATTCTGGTAAAGGAACTTCATTTGGAAGTGTTATAATATCAGAGTTTAATTCTCTACATTCTTCAATATCTTCAGGGTCTATTCCAGTATCGTAATAATGATACCACACTTTACACCCTTGTAAACCTACCGCAGTCGGACCAGCTCCAGCACCAGCACCAGCTCCTACACCAGCACCACCGAATGATAATCTTGAACCTGGAGTTGAAAGTAAATGTAATAACCTAGTTCCATCAGGACCCGCTGTTATCTTATAAACTAATTCACTTCTAAGCATACTATTTTTCATGTTG